CACAATATAGGATATTATTTTAAATAAGTCAAGTCAATGAAATTTTTTTTAACTTTATATATTTGTTCATTATTAGATGGACAATGTCTAATACCAAATCAAAAACCTTACGTATATCCAAAGATATATGATAGTCATTATGAATGTGTAAGAGCTGGACTCACTGAATCATTTGAGATATTATACGCGGAAAAATTTTTTGATAAAGAAGTTATCAACAACTTAAAATTGTATCCAAAGTTTGGTTGTGATGAAGTTCCTATAAAAGGTAGTAATACTTAAACTCTTCCTTGACCAATATAAGGCTTATAATCTCTTTTTTCTGACTTATTCATTTTCTTTTTATGGCGACCTATTTTAGGTTTACTTTTCTTTTCAAAAGTATTTACTCCGAAGCCTTTTGTCTTTTTAGCCATTGTCTATCATCTTCATTTAATTTTAAATATCTGATACTTCCATTAATATGTTGTTTAGTATCTTCACCACAATTTGTACACCTATAATATTCTGGCACAATCGCAACTAAAATACCTTCTTCACCGCAATAATCACAATATCCATTTACGGTATCTATATTATTAAATAATCTTACTGTTTTAAATCCATTACTCATACTAAATCTCTAAACTTTCCTGTTACTGGTTTATATTTAACTTTACCCTCAAATCGATAAGCATGTAAACAGCTGGCTCTTCTTTGTTCAGGGATATAGCTGCAATGTATCCATCCGGAGTTTGGCTCACCAGGAGTATAAAACTCCAATATAAGTTGATCATATTCTAAATTTTGTTTAATCCAATCTGCGACTTCTGCGTTATCCACACCTGGACACTCAAAATCAGCGGCTTCTGCTTTTGAGTGTTGTGAATTAATAGAACTACCTACAGCTATACATAATTCTCCACTTCTAAATCCCGATGTTACCGTGACTCTTCCAAACCGGTCTCTAACCGGTTGAAGTATGTTTTCACATAATGCTTTTAATTTTTCTACTTGGTCTGCTGATGGATTATTATTAATCCCTCTACGAATAGCTGTATCTGATTTTGTTAATTCTGCTAAACTGAAATTACGCGATAGATTCATGATTTAGACCTCTGTGGATTTGTCTCCATTCACATTCTTCATACTCATTATTATAGTCGTATTCTTGGAAAGATCCAGCATTGATAAACATTTTATTTAGACTTTATAATATTTTGTATATATAAACTACCATCAACATTTTTACCTATATTGGCCTTAACTTCACCACACATCAACTGTTGATCTTCTGGATTTATATGTCTTGAAGCTTCTCTTTTATGTTTTAAACAGGTGCTCATAGACTCTTGAATACGGTGTTCCAAAAGCTCACCATTTACAAACATGCATAGTGCTATTACTATTTTAACCATTAATGTTTTCCATTACCGTTTGCAAATTTAATTTCTCGTGTAGAGTCTTTTAATTTTTCTACATCTTTTTTAATTTTCTCTAATTCTTTTGTATGTTGTTCTAACATCACGTTGGTATGTAAATTTTCTTCTAATATTTTTTGAATTTTTTCTATTTGTTTTGCTTGCCATTCTAAAAGCATGAACTGCTCTTGGTCAATAGGCTTCTGGACGCTCGCCTCTAGTAAATCTTTTTCAAAAAGCTTGTTTCTTGTCTCAAGATTATTAAGTCTTTCAACCACAGTGAAACTAAACCATGCTCCAATAGCAACGGCTGCAATTATAGACAAAAGATTTCTTAGTGGTAAAGCCACACTTGTGCTATCACTTATTTTCATAAGCCCTCTTTACAATTTAATGTTTATAGGATCAACTACCAATTACTGTTAGATTTTGTAACTTTATGCGCCAATACTTTTCCTTTGTTTGGCCCATGTTTTACAACATATCCAGATGTACCATTAGCATTGATATCAACTTCACTTCTTGCATTAAACAAAGTTTTTCTTTTAGAAGCTAAATTTTGTTCTTCGTTTCTGCTTTTAAACAAATGTGTAAATCTATCAATCATATGTCCTCCTTAATTAGGTGAACCTAATATTATAACAGAAATTTTATTTTTTAGTAGTGTTATTTGGTTCTATCTCGTAAAACATTTTGTCAGTATCTTCCGTAATCCAGTCCGCACCTTCAACATCCCAGACTGTATTTTGAACTTTATAGTCAGGCCAATCGGACTCAGTAGTGTAATTATTAACATGCCACAAAATGCGATTATTAGGCTGAGCTGCAAAATTACCGTTATCAAGAGCCAGTATATGCGCACACTTATGTTCTTGAGGTATTTGAGAATGTTCCACATCCAAAATATTAGGTTCAGGATGGGCCCAATCAACAGTGAATAAATAATTTCCTGAATAAAAGTTTTTATCCTTTCCACGATATTTACCATCTACACCAGCAAGAAAATCAAAGACATGAACACTAGGCCAATAACTAAAACAGTTCCACAACTGAAGCTCGTCGACCGACATATCCGGCACTTCGGATCTAGAAAAACGTTTTTGGAAAAACGCTGAGATAGGCAATCTATAGTAGACTGCGCCGTTGGGAAGTAATATGTGAAACAAGAGAGCCCTGCCTGAAATACTTGCAAGACCAAAGATAACACATTCACGTTCACCTTTTTTATCCATGTCCAAATCATAGAGATACTCGGTCCTAATTTTACAATATATCGGTGGTATATTCGCGTTAAGGTAGGCCATATTTTAATCCTCGGGTTATCCATTAATATCTCCCCATGTTTTACCAGATTCGTAATCCACTTTATTTGGGACCGCTAGTTTAACAGCATTTTCCATAATTTCAATTATCTTTTTAGCTTGTTCTTCTGATTCAACAGAAATATCTAATTCATCATGAATTTGTATATGAGGTATAATACCTTCATTATATAAATCTAACATAGCTTTCTTAGTCATATCAGCAGCTGATCCTTGTATTAATTTATTTAAAGCTTTGTAAGTCATCGCTCTTCTAATATTTGCTTTTGTTGCACTAGGATATTTTGTAAAGTATGCAGCTTCTGCATCAGGTTTACTCATAGGTGCTGTAAATTTACCATCATTCCATTCCGCTATTTCCCATTTATCAAATCTACATCTACGTCCTAATATGGTTCCAATAGATCCAGATGTTTGAGCAAGTCTTGAAGTCATATTCATTAACTCTTTTACGAAAGGTACATTCTCGTGATACTGATTAAATAATTTTTCTGCTTCTGCTTTAGTAGATAGACCAAGTTCTGCTTGTAATTTTGCTTTACCCATACCATAAAATAATCCTAAGTTAATAGTTTTGGCATTACTTCTAGATATACCGGCCATGTCTGCTACTGTTTGGTGAAAGTCTACAGTATTGTTTTGAAATTTTTTTACAATTTCAGATACAGAATCATCATACATAATAGGATCTGTTTCTGCTGCGTAATGTACAACGAGTCTTGGTTCTTGTTGTGAATAGTCAAAACAACCCCAGATATGATCTCGTTCAGGTAAAAATAAAGATCTAATTTTAGGTCCTAAATCTTTATTTCTTGCAGGTATTTGTTGTAAGTTTGGATTACTATAACTAAATCTTCCCGTTACAGTTCCCCCTTGATCCGATCTTATTGGATTAATATCTGCGTGAATTCTACCTTTGTGTTCATGTTTTAAAATGGTGTCTATAAAAGTTGTATGTGCTTTATTTATTTCTCTAGCTTTTGCAATTTTTTGTACTAAAGGGTGTTTGTGTTCTGATAAATAATTTTTAGTAAAGGAGGGTGCATTTGATTTCTCTGTTCTATGATAACTTAAACCAAGTTTATCAAAAACTTGTGCAATACTTCTTGCAGCCCAAATCTGTGGCTCAATACCTGTTTCTTTCTTCACTGCTAATAATAACTCTTTCTCTTCTGCTATCATTGATTGTTTTAATAAGTGTGCTGCCTCTACATCTACTCTCACTCCTTTAAATTTCATATCTATTAAACATGGAAAGAGCTGTGTCTCTAGGTCAAATATATTTTCTAAATTTTGTTTTTGAATATGTTTAGATAATTCTTTAAATAATTTTAAAGTTAGTGCTGCATCTTTTTCTGCGTATGCTCCAACATCCATTGCAGGAAGTTTATACATTTCTGATTTAGCATCAATACCTGCTGCAGCTGCTGCATCTAATAAAGCTTTTTCATCTTTAACTTCACCAAGATAATCAAAACCTACACTGTTTAAAGAATAAAATAATCTATTTTCATCAATTAAAGATGCCATCACCATGGTATCAATAATGTGTCCATTGATTTGTATTCCATAAGATCTTAACCAACAGACATCATACATCGCATTATGAAATATTTTTGTATTATTTGCTTTACAAACATCTTTAACATAATCAAGTACAATTCTTTTATCTAAATTACCTTCTCTATGTCCTATCGGATAATAACCTTGCCAATCATCTACAGCTAATGCAATACCAATAATTTCTCCTTCACCTATAACTGCTCCTGATCCTCTTGTTTTTAAGTTTGGATCTCTAGTTTCTAAGTCAATAGCAACATAACTATATTTTGATAGATCTGGAAATTTTTCTGGAACATTCCATTCCGTTTGTGCTGTAAACATCTATACTCCTAACATAAAATAAAATATTGCAATACAAGTGAGTAACCCTAAATCATAAATAACGGTCATTTCAAAGTTCATTTATTTTTTGCGATATCTCTTAATTTCTTTTTTTCTAATTCACAATAATGAATTATTTTATCTATATCTTCAATTCCATTCTTATTCAAGTAACGGCAAACATATTTAATTACATTGCCCTGAAAAAATGAAAGATTATTTTTTGATATAAATTCATAAGGTTGAATGCGAAAGTTCTTGTAGTGACTCCCGCCTATCTGCTTATCTTGTGGAAATGCTTCTTCAAACATTTTTTTATTTGTCATATTATTTCTTCTCCTATGTTATATTGATATTCATAACCTTGATTCATTATGAATAATTTTTCTTTTGCTCTTGTTACACCCACAAAAAATAATCTATGTTCGGTGTCTTTATTTACTTGCGCTGACTCGTAAATAATTCTTTCTAAATCTGTAAACAAAATAACATTCTCTGCTTCTTCACCTTTAACAGAATGTATGGTTGCTAATTTAATTCTTGCAGGTTTACTTAGATCCTCGCCGCTCGCTACGAGATCCTCGATATAACTTCTTTGATAATTTTTTAATCGCAATACTCTCCAGTCTCCAGATGTAATTAAACCATGTTCCATTCTTAGTTCATCCATATCAACAGAGTCTACGTTTACTAGAGACTTGCCACCGGAAAAACCATACTTCACATCTCCTTCATCATATTTTAAATATTCGTAAATGTTTTGAGCTTCTTCTCCTGAGATACTTGCACCTTTATTCAGTCGGTCCCAGTCATTAATGGCTTTAATAACCTCTAAAGGCAATAAGTCATTGAATTTACAGTCAAATCTATATCCACATTCTTGCAAGATTGGTACTAAATTTTTCATTTGATCATTCGTTCTAGTTAAAATCATCCATTGACCTTTACTAAAATCAATATCATTGAGTTCTAAATCTTCTATAACATGTCCTTCAGCGTCTCTCGGTTCCCAAATCTTTTCTCTTCTTTCATCAATGTTATCTAATATAGATAAAGCAACTTTATGTATTTGTTTGGGTACTCTTCTTGATACCGTTTGATGATCTGGGGTGCCATCTAAATTTATAAATATTTTAGGATCAGCTCCTTGAAATGCATAGATTGCTTGATCGTCATCCCCTGCAACGAAAGATCTTTTACATTGAGATTCAATATAAAAGAACATATCCCACTGCAGAGGATTCAGATCTTGAGCTTCATCAAGAAAAACTGCATCGAGGGATGGACACAATTTTTTCTCAACAAAATCGGAAATCATGTCTGAGAATTCAAACATGTTATAATCTTTTTTATAATCAATAATATCTTGATTGAGTTGTTCTAATAATGGTTCATTAATAAAATCTATTAAATCTAATTTGATTGCTGCATCTTGCAAATTCATTTTAGTACAACGAGAATATTCTATAATTTTCATATATTGATTTTTATATTCGTGATAACCATTTTCTTTTTGTATGGTTTCAAAATGCATATCTGTGTGTCCATATTTATTTTTAAATGGATTCCAATTTTCATCTTTTAATAATTGAGTGGTGGTATCTATGTTCAATAATTTAGTTCCCATGGAATGCATGGTACATATCCAATCAAATTCAAAGGTTGGATATTCTTTTTGTATTCTATCTCTTGCTTCATCCGCCGCAGCATTACTAAATGTAATATAACAAATTTTTTTAGGATCAGTTTTATTGATAATTAATTCATTATGTAAATGTTTATGAATTAAAGTATGTGTTTTCCCTGTACCTGGTGGACCTGCAATTACTGTTCTCATTCAAATGGTGCCGCTTTCTTTTCTAATCTTTTTGGTGTATACTTTTGCACTTCAATTTTCTCTACCGTCCAAAGTTTGACACTCTTTCTTTCTTCTTTACCTTTAGCTTTGACAACAACATCCCTGGTGACTTGTTTACCATTAAATAATTGTTCAACTAATCTTATAGTTTTATTTTTAGAATAAGTTTTATCTGGCCAACTTTTACTTCTAATGACAAATCTCCAGAAATCTTTAAATTTAAAATAACTAATTCCACCTTCTGTATAAGGTTTACTTTTTAAAACACTATCTAAGTCTTTACCATCACGACTAATAAATTCTGTTAATAGTTCTTTAAGTTGTACATCTATTTTAGTATCATCAGGAGCTTCAATTGGATCCATCGCTTTCATAAGTTTAGCTAACATCTTTCTCCATATTAATTTAGCAACTGGTAATAATGGTGTACCTAATTCTGTCATACATACCACACTAAATTTTTCAGGATCATGTAAGGTTGGTCCATCTACTTCTATGGTTTCTTCATCTACCGTTACAAAAAATATTGGTGGATCCGATGCATATTTTCTTATGGTTGTAATAGCAGGCATTCTAACTTCATCACCTTTACCAAAAGTTCTTGTGTAACAAAGTTTTTCATCACAAAAATTACAAATAGGTTTGTCTTTACATCTGTAATTGTAATCTTTTTTTTCAACTTGTGCTTTGATTCTAATAACATCTTCAGGAGATAATTTAGGTTTTACATATTTTTCATCATTGTAATCATCTAAAGCTTTTTGCCATCCTGTTGGGTTAGATTTTTTTAAATAAACTCCAATATTAAAGAAACCATTGTCACGGCCGGAATGTGCTATCTCCCCATTACCTTCTACAATAGGACCATTTTTAATTATCGTATTTAAACATGGTGGACCATCTGGAAAAGGTTCTGCTGGGTCTGTTTCTTTTTTAACTAAAAGTAATTTTAATTGATCTTCATCTTGTGCATACTTGTCATATTCTTTTATAAAATTTTCTATCGTTAAAGATTGTCCATCATCACCTATTGCATATCTTACAGTTCTATCTCCACCGTGATATGGCATATTTAAAAAGTTTCCAATATCACCTCTATCTGCTTTAATCGTAGATTGTTTTGGAAATATTTCTGCTTTTGCATATCCTAATGCTGAAGCCATCATCTGTAATTTTTGTCTCATTAAAGATGCAGGAATAAAATCTTTTGTAAAACAATAAACGTGTGCACCACCTGATTTTGATCTAAACACAATCAATGGTAAATTTTTATCTTTAATTTTTTTAATTAATTTTTTATGATCAAATGGATAGGTATCTATATCTATAGCACCCCATTTACATTCATTGTCTTCGTTAATAGGAACAACACCTAATGCAGGTTCATCTCCATTTAAATGTTTTTCCCAAAGTTCTTTTGTAACTGGATTTTTAACTGTATAAGACCTAACTTCATTTTTACCATCATGTCTTATATCATTTGTAATTTTAGTGGCACCATATGCGCTCTCTAAACCTTTAAATATTTCTCTTAGTCTTTCTATCATGTATCCCTCTGGTTATGTGTTTGGGCGGCACATATGTACCGCCCAATTGTGGCAATTATCTGTTTTGTTTATCCATACTATCGTGGAATTCTTTTGCCCTTTGATAGATCGTAGCATTTTTTACAGCGCCTTCTAAAGCAACTGAAAAACCATACCACTGATTACCTTTACCAGAGTTCAATACAGACGTTAGTCTATATGAATTAGCAAATGATGCAGGTGTAAATGACCCTTGTGCATCTGTCATAGTTTGTGACATTTGCAGTGATTGCCATTTTCTTGCAATTTTGCCTTGTGATGCACTCATAGAAATAAGTGCAGTTTCAGCTGATCCATCTTCCCCTACGATAATCACGTAGTTTTGATGAACAGTCAGAATGTAATTACCATTCTCTAGTCTATCTTTACCACCATCTTTAGTAGTCTTAGATAGTATATCAGAATCAGCAGGATAAATTTGTTCCGGTCTACCTGAACCAGTGCCAAACTCTGCCCATTCTTGATATTCCATTTTATAGTAACAAGGAATAACACTAATTCCTTTATCACCATCATATAGTTTTTTAGTAACTATATTTAAGAACATACCTGGTTCTGCTCCTTCAACGTAATTTTGATTACGCTTCTGTGCTTCTCCAGATCCATTCTGTAAAAGTTTTAAGATTGGTAATGCAAGAGATTCTTGTCTTACGTTCTCAAAACCTTTGTCGGCGTCGTCTCTAAATAAAATAGTAGACGGTGTTTGCGCCTGTTTTTTTGTTTGTACTTCTGTACTCATGTTTAACTCCTTTTTATATTTGTACGGTTACCCACGTAAGTTTTGAAGCAATCAGGAAGTTCGATTCCAGACTCGTGACACTCCCTGACTACTCCTTTTAGGGTCTGAGGATGTACGCCCACTTTCTGGACAGGTTCGTATCCTTGACCTTTAGCAAGGACAGCATATTCTGCTGCCTTGTTGTCTTCGCCACGACCAAAGGTAACGGTGATATCATTTTTAATAATATCACCTCGACCGTTGTTACGAAGCCATGTAAAAGCCTCTTCCTGTTTTTCAGGAAGAATAGATGCGCTGTAAAAATTTCCTACTTCTACAGTCTCACCATCTTTAAGCTTTAATTTTGTAATGTTCATATCCTTCATCATCTCAGGAATTTCAAATTGAGAAATGATGTTGGCTTTTTCTTTTAATTTTTTTACAGACTCTTCTGCGTTTGCAATTTCG